GGTTGCCGGCAGAACAGTATTTCAATACTTGAAATAATTGAATTACTGAGCGATGTTGGGCATACCTTGAATTATTCGTACAGCGACACTCCAAGAAAAGGTGATCATATCTGTTACATTACAGATATGAAAAAATTCAAATCACACTATCCAAATTGGAGTCATGAAAAAGACTTAAACACAACGATTCGTGAGATTATAGAATCTGTTGAATGAAAAAAGTAACTTTTGGTATCGTGAACTGCAACAGACTCTTTTATCTAAAGAGTTGTTTTGAATCTCTCTTGGAAACAACAAAAGACTATTCAAATAAGGAATTGATAGTCATTGACAACGCCTCTATAGAGAGGGGGACAAGCGAGTACTTGGATCTTCTAGAACAAAGAGGAGTTTCTGTCATTAGAAAATCTGAAAGAAATCCTTCGAATGAATATGCGATAGGCTTAAATGAGATTATTAAAAAGTCGACTGGTGACTACGTGTGTCTACTCCAAGGAGACATGCAGTTTGTCATGAGAGATTGGTTGCATGAAGTCATAGAATTTTATGAAAAAAACTTGGATGTCGTAGGTAGTTTTATGTTGGATGCTCAAAGAAGGTCCACTATAAGTGGTCACGACATTAGACAGTTTTCCAATGAAAGAATGCCAGCAAAAGCAAAGTTAAATTTCTTTGCTGACTTGACAAGAGACCCAATATCACCTGCAGGCGACGCGCTATACAATAGAAAAGTCATCGAGCAAATTGGTCTCTGGAGTGAAAATAATGTCAATCATGAAGGTTCTCTAGATTCGGAAAATGACATGAGGTACAGAGTGTTGAAGCTCATGAAAGAAAAAACAATACCGCAGTACTTCACTGCTTTTTCTTCAATCCCTCAGTCCATAGCAATCTACACGGATAAGAGGGGAACTCAAGGAAGGGTAAGAGGAGAAAGAAGGTATGGAGATTATTGGGAAGCAAAAGACGACTTAAAGTGGAAATACTATGAGCTCATTAAACTCAATGAGCTAAACACTTCAAGGCCTAACTCGATAGAAGACATTGCTCAACCAATTGGATTTGAAAAAATGCTGGATGAGAATGGAAACTGGCTAAAGAACCCAATACGACCTGAATCTGCACTGGAAAGTGATTGGGTGACCTTAGGTGCTTAAAGAATTTCTTGAAACCAGGGCGTCTTCTAACGATGAAGATATCTTCAAAGTGGTTGAAGAAAAGAGCCTAAAGACGCAGACAGAAACAGTCACAAGGGACTGGACGTATGCGATGATGAACTTCGTCGCACAAAGATTACTTCTTGACATCAAGTCCCATGCAAAAGGAAACATTTTATTGGACGTAGCAAGTCAATTTACTTTTGTTTCTTTTGCGGCTTCTTTTTATAATGTGATTTATGTAGAATCAAGAAATAACAACATCTCTTTTAGTGTGCCTCACATATGCGACTTTTCTTCAATCACATGCGAGGCACAAAATTTACCAATTTCTGATGAAAGCATCGATGTCGTTACTTCTCTGCACGCAATTGAACATTTTGGACTTGGTAGATATGGTGATACCTTAGATTATCAAGGAGATAAAAATGGCATTAAAGAGTTCACAAGAGTCTTAAAGAAAGGTGGATTTTTGATGACAGGCGTCCCCGCGTCTATTAGGTCAAAGATAGAGTTTAATTCTCAGAGGGTCTATAATCCCATAGAATTTGACAGTATGGTTACTAAAAATAACGTTAAGAAATTATTGGGAGTTATAGTTTATCCTCCTCATTCGAGACGTGACGGTGTTGTAATCGGCAATTTAGATAGCCTGACAACATTTCCTGAAAACCACACACCTCCCGTTTATCTTTCGGTTTATGAGAAGTAAAAATGAATAAATCAATAGCAGTCATTGGTCAAGGTTTCGTTGGTGGATCTCTCACGACAGTCTTCTCGGAGAGAGGATTCACTGTATTCACATATGACAAGGCGGGAAAACACAAGACTGCGCCTGGTGGAATTCCACTTGGCAATGTCTACAACAATTCTTTGGAGTCATCAACAGGTTTTCAACCAAAGGAGTCAGTGAGTCTTTTGGTCAGTCTTCTTGAAAAAGATGAAGATTTAAACTTCAGCAAAGTCTATTTCGTGTGCCTTCCAACACCCATGTACGAGGATGGTTCTGCAGATCTCAGTATTGTAGAGGGTGTCCTTCAAGAACTCGCAGACGCACCTGGGGAGAGAATTGCAGTTGTCAAGTCAACGGTCCCACCGGGATCTACAGAAAACTGGAATAAAAAGTTTTCGACACGAGGTCTCCATGTGATATTCAATCCAGAGTTCCTCACGGAAGCAAATGCTCTCGGCGACATGAGAAACCAGAACAGAATCATCCTTGGTGGCCCACGCCCATGGATAAATGAAGTGAAGCAGATTTTTCAGACTGCATTCCCGCAAGTTCCTATTGTTAAGACATCTTCAACCACGGCGGAGATGGTGAAGTATATGACTAACAACTTCCTCACAGTGAAGGTGGCCTTCGCAAATGAGATGGCACAGATCTGTGAGGCCCTGGATAATTCAGGTCTAAATGTGGATTATGACAAGGTGGTCGAATATGCGAAATATGATAAGAGGCTAGGCGACAGTCACTGGTCTGTACCTGGGCCTGATGGCAATCGAGGTTTTGGTGGACACTGTTTTCCTAAAGATGTCAATGCCATGATACAGGTCTCAAAAGATCTGGGTATTGATGCCAAGGTAATGAAGGCATCTTGGGAAAAGAATCTCGAAGTTCGTCAGGACAGAGACTGGGAGAAGATGTCCGGAAGGGCCGTGTCAAAGAAGCCGGTTTGAACTGTTGATAGGTGCCGTGGTAGTATTAGTCTACCATGCAAGAATCAAGCTTCCAAATCCTTCCTACGGGAAAACCTCACGTATCTTTTTCTGAGGTGAAGACCTGGAAGGATTGCTCTTATAGACATCAATTAATCCACGTAAAGAAAGTGGATCTTTCAAAGCCTTCTCCTGTTCTTGAGTTTGGTACGGCTGTCCACGCAGCTTGCGAAGACTACCTCCTCACTCGTGAGATGAAGGTCAAGATCTGCCACGATGCTCTTGATGAGGCTTGGAAGAAGCATGAGGGTCAGGAAGAATTCTCAGAAAAGGCATTAAAGACTGCCAAGTCCGAGTCCGAAGTAATTCTCTCTGAGGTTCCTGGGTTCCTGGACAGGGAGTTTCCTGGTTGGGAGGTCGTGGATGCAGAGCATGCCCTTTATGAATCTGTGGAGAACCACCCACATGCCTTCAAAGGATTTATCGACGGCGTGATCAAGTGTAAAGGCAAGCGTGGCGAGGACCTCTACTGGATCATTGACTGGAAGACTTCGGCAAATGGTTGGCGTCGTGAGAAGCGTTCCGACGAAATGACCAAGGCTCAGCTTGGGCTCTACAAGAACTATTGGCGCCAGAAGAATCCTCACATCCCCTTCAAGGACATTCGATGTGGTTTTGCGATCCTCAAAAAATCTGCGAAGCTGGGTCAACACTGCGAACTCTTCTCAGTCTCTCTCGGTGAGGTGCCCATCAAGCGCTCCCTTAAAGTGGTGAGCAGCATGATCACTTCAGTGAAGCGTGGGATCGCCTTGAAGAACAGGAATTCGTGCACATACTGTGAGTACAAAGACACAGAGCACTGCACTTAATCGCACTTTTGTTACAACTTTTCAGATTTGGATAATATAGGAACAATGCAGAATCAAAAGAAGACGATCCTATTTCTCTCGGATCACCCTTTGTCAACCTCAGGTGTTGGAACGCAGGCACGTTGGTTGATAAGTGGACTGGTCAATACAGGTAAGTATAGCTTCAGGTGCTTTGGTGGTGCTATCAAACACGACAATTATGATGTTGTCACCGTTAACCCAGACTTCATAATCAAACCCACCAATGGTTTTGGTGACAAGGCACTCTTAAGAAAGACGTTGGCACAGGTAAAACCAGATGCACTCTTTCTTTTCACTGATCCGAGATTCTTTATCTGGGCGTGGGAAATGGAAGACGAGATACACCAGATCTGCCCAATCGTCTATTGGCACCTCTGGGACAATCCACCATGGCCTGAGTTTAATAGACCTCTTTACGAATCCACAGATTTGATCAACTGCATCAACTATCCAACCTATGAGATGGTCAAGGAGCGGTTTCCTGAGAAGACCAACTACATTCCTCACGCGGTTCCAACAGATCTTTATCACCCAATAGACAAGGAAGAAGCCAATAAATTTAAAGTTAAACTTCTAGGACAACAGAGAAAAGATCACTTCACGTGCCTTTATGTGTCGAGAAACGCAAGAAGAAAGATGGTAAGTGATATACTGGTGTCGTGGCGTCAATTCTTGGATCAGTTGCAAGAAAAACATGGACACAAGAATGCAACATTGGTTTTGCACACTGACCCTCTCGATCAGGAAGGAACCAATCTCTTTCAAGTCATTGACATCCTGTCATTAAAAGACAACATCGTCTTCTCAAAAGACAGGATCGGTTTCAATGAGATGAACATTCTTTACAATTCTTGTGACACGATCATCAACAGAAGTTGTAATGAAGGATTTGGTCTACCAACATTAGAGATGGCAATGTGTGGAAAACCAGTCATCGCATTAAAGACAGGAGGCCTGACACGTCAGGTAGAAGACCCTAATACCAAAGAGCAATATGGAATTGGAATGGACCCTGAGGTGAGAACCATGGTAGGAAACCACATGGTTCCTTACATCTATGAAGATTTTGTTTCACACAAGACCACGACAGCGGCCTTCATGAAGATGTATGAACTTGGACCCGAAGGGCGAGAAGAACTTGGTAAAAAAGCCATGGAATGGGTCAAAAAAGAATACAGCATGGAAAAGTTAATATCTGAATGGGACAGAACGTTGTCGGCAACGATTGAAACATGGGAGAAGGACAGACCTGCACGCTGGAAGGTGACAGAACTATGAATTTTGATGAAATCTTCAAAGGCATCTCTTCAAAAAAGAAGGTTCTTCTACGTGGACCTGTTCTGACACATTCGGGCTACGGGGTACATGCTAGGCAGGTCGCCAAGTGGCTTTTTGCAGATTCAAATCTAGACATAGAAGTACAGGCCATGCCATGGGGAGATACCCCATGGTTAATTGATGGTAATTTGGACAACAGATTCATTGGCAGATTAATGGAAAAAACCGTCGATCCATCCGGTAGACGATATGATGTATCTGTGCAAGTACAACTTCCCAACGAGTGGGATCCTAACTTGGCTACAACTAACATTGGCATATCGGCTGTAGTTGAAACAGATGTCTGCAATCCTCAATGGGTTCAATCCTGTAACAGGATGTCAATGGTGATAGTGCCTTCAAATCATGCGAAGTCTTGCCTTACCTCAACAGGCAATATTACGGTGCCTCTTCATGTTGTGCCTGAAGCGTACGCTGATGCTTACTCTAGGCATCAATCTACAAAGATTGATGATGTTGATTTTTCTACATCGTTCAATTTTCTCATATTTGGTCAGTTGACGGGCAACAATCCCGAGAATGAAAGAAAGAATATTTTCTACACTGTCAAGTGGTTGTGCGAAACTTTTAAGAATGATAAAGATGTTGGTATCGTTGTGAAGACCAACTCAGGCAGAAATACATGCATTGACAGGAAGATCATAAAGCAAACTTTTGAGACTCTTGTTAAAGAAGTCAGACAAACACCATTTCCAAAGATTCACCTTCTGCATGGTGACATGAATGAAAATGAAATATCATCGCTCTACAGGCATCCAAAGATAAAGGCGCTGGTTTCTCTCACCAAAGGTGAAGGTTATGGACTTCCAATATTGGAGGCTGCCGCATGCGGATTGCCAGTGATAGCAACAGGATGGTCCGGTCACACAGACTTTTTGTCACATGGTCGCTACATTGACATCGAATACAAGTTAGCTGACATCCATCCTACAAGAGTTGACGGGAAAATATTCTTGAAGGGACAAAAATGGGCACAAGTCAATGAAGAAGACTTTAAAAAGAAGGTCATTAAATTCAAATCAAGTTCATCCATTCCAAAGGAGTGGGCAAGAAGTCTTCAAGATAAAATTTTGGAGAAATATTCATTAGAAAGCGTCATATCTCAGTATAAAGAAGTGACTCGAGGCATCGTTTGATGATTTCTTTGATCTTTGCTTTAGGATTTTTTACTTCAAGTTCACTTTTATTCTTTAGTGTCAAAAGAAACATGGAATACATGGAAAAATTGGATGAAATTGAAGAATCTTTACAGCAGTCGATCGAAATATTAGAAGTTCAGTACCAAATAATTGATCAAAAGACAAAAGTAGAGGTTTTTTCAGATGAACCTCTAATAAGAAACCTGGTGAGAGATATATCGACAGCAAAAAATGCTGTATTACATGTTGCAAAACTGTTAGATGATTCGATAATCGTCAATGAGGCGGAAGAATCATAAGAAATTCGTAGGTTATGATGGCAAAGACAATAAAAACAAGGAAGAAAAGCAGAACCAAGACAAAAAGAGTTGCAGAAGAAACTCAGACGTCAACCGAAGTAGTTTTGGATGATGCAGAAGCTTCAAATTTGCCTGAAAAACCTGTTAAAACCAATTTAAAACTGTATTTCAATGCAGGAACCCAAGACGCAATAGTCAGATATCAATCTGAAGCATCAAAAAAGACGCGTGACAAACTGTATGTTGAAGAGATACTGCCAGCATTCAAAAAATTGGTCGAAAATCTCATCAACATTCACAAATTCACAGGAATGCATGACACATATGATGAATTGAAGAATGATTGTGTCAACTTTCTGTTTGAAACTATTCATAAGTTTGATGCCGGAAGAGGAACTAACGCTTTTTCATATTTTAACGTCGTCGCGAAGAACTGGTTGATCATACGGACGAAGCAAAAAGTTCAAAGGACTAAGAAAAGTGTTTCCCTAGATGATCCTTCGTCATTAACGACTCATGAGTCACTAATAATTGAAGAACATAACATTCTTCCATCACAGGATTTCTTTTCAGAATCTATGGGCTCGATCGAAGGAACTGTCACACTTTTATACGATATAAGGTCAAAAGTAAAGACTGAAAATGAGCTCACATGCATTAATGCTATCATCACGATATTTGAAAACATTGATGACATTGATCTCTTGAACAAGAGCGCGATACTACTGTACATGAGAGAGTTATCAGGTTTAACACCAAAGCAACTGACGACTGCAATGCAATCAATAAAACGTCGCTATAAAAAAATGAAATTTGACTCAAGAGAGATTTGATGTGCTAGAATATTTCTAGCATGCCGAAGAGCAACAAAAGCCCTCTTGTTATAGAAGAAAAAATCAAAGACTTTTCAGAACTTCTTGAACAGATTGACAATGTCAACGACAAGAAGAAAAGATTGTGGAAAGAAATATACGAAAATGCCGTGACAGACAGGCAGAATGCTTACGTACTTTTCATGACGCTAGTCGACATTGTCGAGGACAAAAGCACAGAACACGCAATCCACGGCAGGACCTTGGCTACATACATTGAAAAGATGAGTAAGGCCAATGACCAGATCATTCGACTTGCAGAGTTAGTAGCCAAGTCTGAACACAAAGAATCAGAAGAAATAGATCCTGAAGAGATGTTCAAGAAGATAGGATCGTAAAATGCCAATCGATACCAATTTTTCTAACAATCTTAAGGATTTTGCTGAAGGTCGTCTGGATAGCACGAACTATAAGCAGCCACAGATACCTGGTCAGGTCTTCGTAAGAATGATAGTGATGGATGTCATATCTGACGCCAATACTTTGCCTACAGACGATCAAAAAAGAACATGGCAAACGATGGGTGTCAGAAACATGCAGTATGTCGACGTATTGCCAAGAAACACAATATTGGCTAAAAAATTAGGCGAAGATGTCGGACCAATGTTCTGCTTTCCATTTTTTCCGTCACACCTCGCATTGCCCTGTAAACCAGGGGAGTGTGTCTGGGTGATGTTTGAAAAGCCTGATGCCGGCAACTCCGAAATGGCATTTTGGATGTGTAAGATAGTAGAACCTCATGTAGTCGATGATGTCAATCACACACATCCTGGTAGGTCGTTCGAAACTTCATTCAACCCAGGGACGAAGGAAAGAGCCAATAACGAAAAGCAAGGAACGGCGGCGACGGGTGACAGTGTCTGGCACGAATTAAGAAATGGACCTGTCGTAAAAATAGGAAACAAGAGACAAACGGCTGTTGATAACATCTTGCTGAGAGGCGAGAAAGAAGACATCTTTGAGCTTTTGGTCACTAATTCCAATGCCTCAAAGTTAATGACATACGAATCTGTTCCAAGGTTCTCAAAAAGACCTGGGGATGTAGTCCTAGAAGGTTCAAATAATTCCCTCGTGGTTTTAGGAACTGACAGAAAAAATGCAGTCACAAAATCAGAAGGGGAATTTCCCGCAGGCTCGATAGACATTGTTGCCGGTAGAGGCCAAACTGAAAAAACTTTTGGTAAGCAGACAACTACCACGCAAATGAAAGGTGCGACAGAGACGTCAAAAGGTCCTGAAATAAAGAAAGAGCTCAACAAAGTTCGTGACGTTCTCAGTCAAGAAGAGGGCAACCCAGATTTCATGAATGATAGAAGCAGGATTTTGGTGTCCCAAAGATCTTCTGTCGACCAGAATTTTGGACTTAAAGATTTCAATCAAACTGAACTTGACAAAGCAGTCATGTTCAACAAGCAGAAAATAGAAGATTCTCCTGCTGGTGACGCAGGGATCGTTATCAAGTCTGACAAGGTCAGACTGATAGCGAGGTCGGATGTTGAAATAATAGTGTCAGGATATCAAGAGAGAAATTCTCCAAACGGCACTAAGATAAAAGATCAAAACCAAGAAGCGAGTAAATGGGCCGCCATCGTCATCAAGAAAAATGGCGACATTGTTTTGAGACCAGCAGATGAAGGCTATCTTAAGTTGGGAGGAGATGATGCTGATCTTGCGATCTTGTGCTCGCAAGCAATGCCAGGTCCTGCAGGTCAAGTAAAAGGAACTCCCATTGTTGACACAATGGGAGGCACTTTAGGCGCCGAAGGTGCGTTACCCACAGGACAATTCTCAAAGAAAGTATTGATTAAGTAATTTTACCAGTAACAGGTGTCGTCGAAGGTGAGATAGTACCAGCGACAGGTCCACCACCAGGTGCCGTTGAAAGAACCACCTGAGGATTTGCAGGTGAAACTGCAATTGTGTCCAACTGAATCACTGCCTCCTCCTTTATTTTCTTGAACAACTCATCAACAATTAATGTGATGATAGTTTGCCAGTTAACGACAGGATCTGTCACTTGTCTCGTCTCTTCTACTATTTTGCTTGCAACTGAATCCGCTATGCTTCTTGCTAACTGAGGTGTCAACATACGGCAATATTAGAACTAATTACGATCAAGTAAAGTTTGGTCACAGACGTAAATTATCAATAGTTAGTTTCATGGCTGTTTATAGCTTCAAAAGCGTTGGAAAAACTCAAGAAAAAATTACAGAAGAGACTTTGGCCACAACGCCAATTCCTTTTGGAATAAAAACTCCCGTACAGCTTGGGTCTTCTGAAGGCATATTCGCGATGAATTACAGCCTGTCAGAACAATTCGCAGATAACCTAAGGAATCTTTTGTTGACTAACTGGGGTGAAAGACTTGGACTCTATCAATTCGGCGCAAACCTAAGACCTCTAACGACAGAATTCGTTTCTCAAGAAAACTTTGACAACGAAGCTATTGTTAGAATAAAGAATGCTGTTGAAAAGTGGATGCCTTTTGTGGACCTAGAAAGCTTTTCATCTGAAGTCAATAGAAATGACAACAAAAGTACCGGTGTCATTAACGTAAACATTACGTACAATATTCCTGCTTTAAACGTGATTGGCAGAGGACTACAAATTACGTTGTATGTAATGTGAAAATCTCTTTATTTATGGTACGGAAGAAATCATGGCGACAAACGATAACAAAAACAATTTAAAGGCTGTAAGGCAGAGAAACTATCTCGCCAGAGATTTCGATGGATTCAGAACGGTATTACTGAATTATGCACAACAATACTACCCAGACAGAATACAGGACTTTTCTGAGTCTTCGCTGGGCGGTCTCTTTTTAGACATGGCCGCTTATATCGGCGATAACATGTCTTTCTATCTTGATCACTTATACGGTGAATTAAACAACGACACAGTCGTCGAGACCGCTAACATCGAGAGGGCCCTTAGAAATGCAGGAGTTCCAATTGTAGGTGCATCGACCGCTATCGCCACAGTCGATTTTTACGTTGAAGTGCCTGTTCTTAAAGATGGTACTTTGAGACCCGATCCCTCACTTCTGCCAACTATTAAAGCTGAAACTACAGTTTCTGCAGAAAATGGTATCGTGTTCACGCTTCTTGAAGACTTGCAGTTCTGGTCCTCTGACCCCATCACGGGCACCATTTCTGTAGACTCTAATGTTGAAGTCGTCAACGGCAGAAGAATTAACAATGAAGTTGTTTCCAAAATTCTTAAAAAATCTGGTATGTGTTCATCGGGTAATCAAACATCCGAGACTTTCTCAATTGGAGAATTTGTTCAGTTTAGAAGATTGACGCTTACGAATTCGGATGTCACACAAATACTCAGTGTAACAGATGGACTAGGCAACATTTACTACGAAGTAGAAAATCTAACCCATGACGTCGTGTATAAAAATGTGTTGAACACAATAGAGAAGGGATCATCCCTTTCTCTCGTCAAAGACAACTTAAAAGTAATTCCTGCACCATACAGGTTTGTAAAAGAAACATCCCTTAGTTCAAGAAAGATGACCCTCATATTTGGAGGAGGAACGGCCGACAATCTTGAGGATGACGTAATTCCCGACCCATCAGAATTCTCCATACCACTACCGTATTCTCAAACATTTTCGAGAGTGCCTGTCAATCCTCAAAAGATGTTACAGACCGCTACTTTGGGTGTCGCTGGTGTTAATACATCATTGGTCGTTACTTACAGGTATGGTGGTGGTTTATCACACAACGTGGCCCCTAACACAATAAGAAACATAGGAAATCTGATAGTTGCATTTCCAGAAAATCCAGATCCAGGCCTGCAAATACAGGTGAGAAATACAATAGAAGCAGCCAATCCTGAGCCTGCTTCAGGTGGCGAGGACGCCCCCACGAGTGAAGAATTGCTAGCACTAGTGCCTTCTATAAAGAATTCTCAGGATAGAATAGTAACTAAAGAAGATCTTCTCGCTAGGGTCTACACAATGCCTAGTAATTTTGGAAGAGTGTTCAGGGCTTCAATAGTAAAAAATCCCAACAATCCACTTGCGTCTAGGCTCTTCGTCATATCAAGGAATCCTCAAAAGCAACTGATAACATGCCCAGACTCTTTAAAGATAAATCTAAAGAGATATCTTAACACCTACAGAATGGTGTCAGATGCAATCGATATCATGGACGCAGGAATTATTAACCTCGAATTGTTCTTCCAAATTGTTGTCGATCCATCACTTAACAAGAATCTCATACTGCAAAATATAATTTCCGATCTCAAACAACAGTTTGACGTAACAAGGACACAGATAGGTCAACCTATCGTGATATCAGAAGTTGTTTCCACGATATTTGCAAGGCAAGGTGTAATATCTGTAGATTCAATAAGGTTCAACAACCTCTATGGAACAGTCAAAAACAGGGAATACTCCCCCATATCTTTTGACGTGCAGCTTAACACCAAGAATCAGATCATATATCCTCCTGATGGAGCTATATTTGAGATAAAATTCCCTGATGAAAACATAGTTGGTAGGTGCGTGTCTAACACATAATCCGAGGAAAAAATGCTGAAGATACTAAAAGCGGATAAAGACGCGTACATAACCAATAAGATTGTACGCAACTCAAGAAAAACGAACAGCAACACGGGAGGCGCCGGAACGCTCGACCTTTTCAAGGTCTATGGGACCTTATTCAGTGGCTCAAATCAAACGACAGAGTTGTCCAGAATTTTAATCCACTTTGATTTGACCGATGCCAAATCAATGTATCAACAAGGTAAGATAGACATAAACGATTCTAGTTTTTCATGTAAACTAAGACTTACAGACGTTTATGGAGGGCAACCCACACCTGTCAATTTCACCGTCAGTGTTTTTCCACTTTCTTCATCATTTGATGAAGGAATTGGAAAAGATATATCCTATTATTCCGACAGCGATGTTTGTAATTGGTTGACAGCATCTCTTGGTGTTAATTGGCAATCACCCGGTTGCAGCAATGCATGTTTTTCAACATCTACGGGTGATTATATTACTAGCTCAACAAACCTTAACAATATATCTATTTCTCAAACATTCGTTACAGGTGAAGAAGATCTTGTTGTTGATGTTACATCAATAGTGTCAGCCACATTGTCAGGTGAATTACCTGACCAAGGGTATCGCATAAGTCTTCTGAAGAGCCTTGAAGATAACAACAAAACTTATTTCGTTAAACGTTTTGCATCCCGACAAGCATATGATGAAACTAAGAGGCCTCAATTAACAATTGGATTTGATGATTCAATATCAGATGATTCGCAGAATTTAACATTTGACACCGCCTGCAAGATAACGCTTTACAACTATTCAAAGGGCGAATTAACCAA